GTTGTTGAGGATCCTTAGGTCTAATCCTCATCTCAGGATCATACGGCATGTTCATCAATGCCCCGATATTAAGTGAAGCATTTTTGGCTGGGAAGTAACCATGCCCCACTTGAGCACGACCCATAGGATTTTGACCGTTGATGTATCCAATCTTTAGGTCACGCAGTAGTTGTTGTATCTTCTCTTGAATAGTTTGTTGTTTAGGGTTAGGCATCAGATGTCCCTATTACCAAATACTTTACTAAAAGCACTTCTAATAGGATTAACAATAAAGTATTGTGCTTCATTTGTAATCCTAGCACCTACTGGGTTAACTACTTTATTAACCTTAGGCATTAAGTTGGTGACTTGTTGTACCGTCTGTTGTATGGCTTGCTGTTGTTGTTTAGTAGCAGCACCTGTACCACGCTGTACTTCACGCCATTGACCACCTTTCTGTTCTAAACCATAACCAGGTTTATCCATCAAGGTGTTGGTGTCAGTGTTAAGGGGACGTAGTTTACCGTTAACATTAACCATTGTGATAGCTGGCTCAGGAGCACCTTGGATATCACCTAATGGGGTAAAGGTTTCAGCAACAACAGGTACAGCTTCAGCTGGGTTACCGCTTAGTAGTGACTGTCCAATAGCAGCAACAGCACCAAGTTTACCAGCTTTTCCTAAAGTTTTGCCAAGTTTAGGTGTTTTATATGGAACAACCGTAGTACCTTCTTGAACGATACGCATCGGACCAGATTGAGCTACTGCACTACCACGACTCATTGTAGCAGATAGATTAGCCTGTTGTGCCTTAACAGCTTCTTCACCAACTTGAGCCATTGCATCTTTCTGTTTCCATGCTCTCATTTCCAGTGTAGCTGGATCAATACCAGCTTCACCAGTGAGATCAGGTTGCCATTTCTTTTTTCTAACATCTGTAGGAATATCAGATGCCCACCTTGTTTGACCTTTAATGTTAGATGGCATACCAGATACTGGTGTTACCATCCTTTCATCAGCAGCCATAGCTAACTCATCACTAATACGAGGAGCAGCGGGCATACCCTCTGAAGCTAGTACCTTTTCATAATAAGCACCAATCCAGTCCTTAGGAACACCTAATTGCTCCATAACTTGCACCGGCCAACGTGGCAATGCACCGTGCAGTGAGTTACGCATACCATGCTCAGGCCACATATTCTCCCGAGCAATACTACCACCAGTTTTAGCGCCAGCTACGTGTCCACGGTGAAACTGCTTATGAAACTGCCTTTGAATAGCTACACGTTCACCTTCAGACAAATTATTCCAATCGTTTTGAAGCTCAGCCCTAAAGCGATTGACTTCTTCCTGTCCGTGGATACGTCGTATTTCGTTTTCTTCAGCGATGTTAAAGTCTTCACGAATGGCACGACGCATACCACCTTCAGCAAACTCTACAGCTCCAGTCTCTTTATTTTTCTCAATGTTAAGGATGGGATTACCGATAATGTTTTTATAATCAACACCCATCTCTTTACGAGCTTGTGGGGCAGATTTACCATCAGCAACCCTAGACATAAAGTCAGCCTTTAGTTCCTCCCAGGAGTTATACTCAGGAGGGATTCTACCAGCTTCTTGCCACAATCTAAATAGTTGATCTGGATCCGTATCAAATGTTGGGATAGGTTTATTCCTTGGAGCCATTACTTAGCTCCCGACAACAGCCGACTCACCACGCATACGACGCTTACGTTCCTCTTCCATCTTGGCCATCATTGCCTCACGACCTGCACCAGGGCGTTGACGAGGCTTTTCGTCACGTTTAGCTTTAGGAGGGTTAGGCTTATTATTAGAGTCCATATAGGTACCAGAGGTTTTTGCTTTACTATAGTCTTTAGACTTCTGTGCCTTCATGCCAGTGTCAACATCAGTACGGAAGTTCTCAGCCTTAACCGACTTAGCCCGTGTACCAATAGGGTTTTCTTTAATGTCTTGTGAGGTTACCTTCTCACCTTTCTGACGACGTTGAGATGCTTCGATCATTTGTTTGATCTCTTCACGCATCTCTTTTAGTGTTTTCTTTTTGTCCATGATTAACGAATGTGTGCTAGGATTAATGTTTCCCTATTGGTAGGGCCAAATGTATCTCTCATCCATTGTAACCAATTTCTACTGCCTTTAGCCTGATTACATTTCCTACAGCTGGGTACCAGATTTGATGTAAGGTCTTCGCCACCAAGACACTTAGGGCGAACGTGATCAAGTGTAAGTTCATGTAATTCATAAGTTTCTCCGCAATAAACACATTGACAGTTAAAGTATTCTTTAATTGCACGACGGTGTAGCCTTTTTGCTTCAGAGCTTGTCATCGTTATTAGGTTGTGGAGGTAGTGATCAGGACTAGGCAGGAGTGGAGTCATGTTACAGGATCAGGAAGTCATCCATACTTCTTACCCTTACGTGGGCGTGTACGATTAGCTTTAGGTGATTCTAGCTTGCCTTTATTAGGACCAGTATGGGAAGCATCCATACCATCACCATTACCATAAGTACCAAGCTTACGGTTTAGCTTATTTGCGTTAGTACGGATCTTGAGCCCCTCTTTTGTCTTATTATATTTAGCCTGTTGCTTAAGACGTTTAGCCTTAGCCTCAGGATTAGACTTGTAATAGTTAGATGTGCGACTTGCCATAAAGCCTCTTCTGGATAAGTTCAGGGTCTACTTTAGGCATGATGGTAGCTAGTTTATCAAGGGGGTTACCCTCAAAAGCAACCCCACTGATGTCATTTTTAGATAGCCAATCACAAGCCGCCTTTAGATCAGCTGTAGAAGCCTCACCTGATTTAATACGAGCAAGGAACTCATTGGTTACAAGGTTGTGCAGTTCATTGAACTGATCTTCTGTGGCCTTCTTGTTAGCCATTTCTCAATACAATTTGATCTAGTTTATTTTCGATGCGGATCATGTGATCCTCCATCTTTTGTAAAGCATTGGCTAGTTCTTGTCGTGGCACATACTTCTCAGCAAGACGTAATTCAATCTCGTCAATACGTTTGTCAATACGATCCATACGTGAATTAGTTCTACTAGTAAGAGAAGCTACGCCACCACCAACACCAATAACAAGGGATGCAACTCCCGTAATAATTGCCTCAACCATGTTCCCGCAAAATACGTATTAGTTTGTCCGCATAAGCGGGATCAGTGGCGTACTTTTCGACGACAAGAAGACGGGCACATTCCTCAGCAGAGGCTGCACGGTTAACACCTTTGTAGTTCTTGTAATCTTTGTACCACTTGTTGACGAGATCTTGGACGCACTCAAAGAGTGATGGATAGTCTTTGAACCAAGCGTCTGTTTTAATCTCCATACCACCGACAAATTCAGTGGTACGTTTCAGTGTGCCTTGTCCTTCAGTACCCTTGATACCGAAGTAATTGTTTTTACCAGAGGTGTGCTTGCCGTAGCCACTCTCAAGAGCCCATTGAGCAGCGACAACAGAAGGGTGCTTAGAGCCTGCAGCAGTTGCAGCAGCTTTGACACCTTCCCAGGTGTTGTCGTAGGTGGTTACTGGTCGGGATTGTTGCATTGGACGGAAGGTCATATACCAACCAGTACCTTTACCTTCTACTTCCCAACGCTTTAACCAGTTCTTCCAAGAGTACTTGATTTCCTTGCCACCGGAGCCAACTTTGACGTAGCCACCGTTGACGTTATCCATCTCACCGTATGGATCGTGGAAGATACCGTGTTCGCCATCGTCACCAATCAGAAGCATCCAGTGGCCACCACCAACAGGATTGGAGACGTGGCCTTTGTGAAGGATGCCAACAGCGACTGGATAGCCAGCCTTTAGCTCATTGAGTAGTGATTGTCTTGTTCCTTTCTGGTAAAAAGAAGCAAAGACACCGTACTGCTGACACGCTTTGATTTGACTGGTGGATTGGGTTGTATCACCGTATTTGAGAACTGTTCTCAAGTAATCATCATCTGCATTACTACCTTTGAGCGCATCAGGACGGAGATACTTGATGGCCATCGCACATGTCGATGAGAAACACATCCGATCTCCGTGACCTGTTGCACTGTCTGTCTGAGGATAATATTGGACTACATTAAGTTTGTTCATAGTGCTTGCGAAGATAATTAATTGCAACCTCTAGTCCGCTGAGGTTATCTCCAAGCAGACCTATTCCAATATTACAGTTATGGCAAAGTAGACCACGTATACGTCCAGTATCGTGATCGTGATCAATTACAAATCCAGCTTTACGCTTTGGATCAGAAGAGCCGCAACACGCACAACAATTAAGTTGCTCATCCAACAGCTCTTCATATTCCTGAGGAGAAATTCCATACCGAATTGTTCGGTCATATAGACTACCTCCCCTTTGTTCGCGCCATAACTTTTGGTACTCACTTGTGCAGGCTTTGCATCTTGCAGTAACTCCATCAGAGCTACGGCGCTCACTAGGAAAACTGCTTAAATCTTTTTCTTCGCCGCACTTTGTGCAACGTTTAAGCATTTACTATTTCC